CTTCAACAGCAACATCGCGGAGATTGAGATTGGCGTCAAGATCCTTGCGGCCCCGCCGGGCAACCAGGACAGCCTTGACTACCTGATCACGACGGCCGACACCATTATGAACAGCAGCATTTCGCTGATCCGTGGTATTCCCGGCGTCATGCAAGTGGGCGGGCAGGAAGTCCCGACCTATGACCTCACCGTAAGAGTCGGAACCCAAAGGAGTTAGCCGTCATGGCGACCACGACTTACCTTTCCCAGCCTGACACCCTGACGGTCGACACGGTCGACCTCAAGGATCAGTGCAGCAGCATCAGCTTTACCCTGGGCTACGCCAGCCTGGACAGGACCGCATTTGGTGACACCGGCAGCCAGATGACCGCCGGCCTGCAGACTGTCAGCGGCACCATGACGTTTTACGTCGACTACGGCGCTTCTGGCGTCGAGGCCACCATTGCCGCAGCTCTTGGCGACGGCACGACCGATATCGTCGTCAAGAAGTCCAGCGGCGCAATCGCGGCCGACAATCCCGAGTGGACGATCAGCAACACCATGATCGCTGACGCGCCCATTACCTACACGGTGGGCGAGCTGCAGGTCATGGAGGTGTCGTTCGAGGGCGGTACTTGGGTGCGCGACGTCACGCCGTAGCAACTACGAGGGGAGACACAGATGGCAGAGGATGCAGCAGTCAACGGCAACATCAGGTTCAGCACAGATGCAGGCACATGGGTGGTCGACATTGCATCTATCAAGAACACCATTGCCTTCGAGCGGCATTTCAACGTATCGGCGCAGGTGCTGCAAATGGCACCGCGTTTGGAATACATCGCCTTCATGGCGTGGACTGCAGCTCGAGGCGATGGGTTGCCGGTGGCGGCCAAGTTTGACGACTTCATCGACACCATTGTCGACATTGAGGTCGTCGACGACGCGGTGGAGCGTGACGCAAACCCTACGGACGGGGAACAGTCAGCCGAGCATTAGCCATCGTGCTGGTGCAAACAGGCTTCTGGCCCCCTGACGTAGACTTCACGATGAAGGACCTGAACACGGTTTTGCAGGTCATCAACGAAAGCCAGAAATAGTGCCGGCGACGATCAAGACAGAAGTGGTTGGCGTCAAGGACACGATCAAGGCACTGCGCCAGGTTGACCCCGAGTTCCGTAAGCAGTTCAACCGCGCTGCAAAGGATGTGGTTGCGCCGATGGTGGCCGAGGCCAAAAGCCTGTACCCGCAGCTGCCGCTTTCCGGGATGGCACGCCCATGGACGCCAAACACCTTTTCAATATTCCCCTGGCAGGTTGCCAAGGTGCGCTCTGGCGTGAAGGTCAAGACGTCGACGCGACGCAATAAGAACGCTGTGCTGTACGTCAGCCAGGGCGAGCCCGCCGGCGTCCTGTTTGAGACTGTCAGCAACAGTAAACCACTCGGCATAAATCTCCGGGCCCGTTCCGACCGCGTCTTGTGGCCTGTGGCTGACAAGCACGCGCCGCGCATAAACGATGGCATTGCAAAGATCGTGGCCGAGGCCGAGAAGGTCGTGCAGGGGATGGTGGGATAGTGGCCATCACAATCCCGATCCTCACCGATTTCGACGGCCGTGGCATCGACCGTGGCATCGCGCAATTCCAGAAGCTCGAGGGGACAGGCGCGAAGGCTGGCTTTTTGATTCGCAAGGCTGCGCTGCCGGCGGCTGCGGCCATCGGCGCTCTCGGCGCTGGCGCTGTCGTCGCGGCCAAGGCCGCTGCGGAGGATGCTGCGGCGTCCGACAAACTGGCCAACCAGCTCGATCGCGTTACCAACGCCAACAAGAACGCGCTAAACGCTGTCGAGCCTTACATCAGTGCCTTGTCGCAGCAGGTGGGCGTGGCAGATGACGAGCTGCGGCCCGCGCTTGGCAAGTTGGCCACCGCAACCGGAAGTCTCACCAGCGCACAGAAGCTGTTGGGAACAGCCTTGGACGTCAGCGCGCAGACGGGTAAGCCGCTCGAATCAGTCACCACGGCTCTTGCCAAGGCTTACGGCGGCAACTTCGGCGCGCTCAACAAGCTGATTCCCGGTTTTGATCAGGGCATCATCAAGAGCAAGGATTTCGCAGCTGCCCAGGAGGAGCTCGCCCGCCTGACCGGCGGCGCGGCATCCGAGAACGCCAACACTGCAGCAGGCAAGTTCAAGCGTTTCCAGATCACCCTTGAGGAAACCAAGGAAAGCATTGGTTCGGCGCTGCTGCCGATCTTTGAAGCGTTCCTCCCTGTCCTGCAGTCGGTCGGCAACTTCGCGCAGAACAACAGCAAGCTGATCGTCATTCTCGCCGGCGTCTTTGGCGGGCTGGCCACCGCCATCATCGCCGTCAACGCGGCCATGAAGGTCTTTGGCCTGATCAGCCTGTTGAGCAATCCCATCGGCATCGTCATTGTGGCCGTGGCTGCCCTGGTAGCCGGGATCATTCTGCTGTGGAAAAAGAGCGAAACTTTCCGCGATGTGGCCACCGCAGTGTGGGAGAAGGTCAAGGAAGTCGTGAGCACCGTCGTTGACTTTTTCAAGGGGCCAGTCAAGGCCGCGTTTGACATTGTCTCGGGCCTTATCAACGCCGTGGTTTCGCTGGTCAAGGGCGATTTCTCTGGCGTCTGGGATGGGCTCAAGCAGGCGTTCGGCGGCGTCATTGACTACATCAAGACCACCCTGATCGAGCTGCCCGGCAACATCCTCACCGCTGTGTTCAACATCGGCAAGAGCATTGTGACCGGGATTGCCAATGGCGTCAGTGGGCTTGCCGAAAAGGTCTGGGACGTAATCAAGGCTATGCCAGCCGCTTTGCTCTCCCTGGCGAACGGCTGGGTTGAGGGCTTGGGCAACATCGGCGGCGCGGTCATTCAGTGGATCAAGAATGGCGTGACCGGTTTGGCTGATGCCATTTGGGACAAGATTTCTGGCTTTGCAGACGCCTTGTGGAACAAAGTAAAGACAATTGCTGGCGACGTGAAGGAAATTGGCAAGAACGTCATCGGATGGATTGGCGACGGGCTTGAGGCTGGCGCAACCGCATTGGCCAAGATCGTGAAGGGTGCGATCAACGCGGTAATCGACGGCTTGAACGCTGGTGTCGCAGGCATCAACAAGGCCATTGACGGCATCAACAAGGTAAGTCCGTTCCCCGACATTCCCAAGATTCCCGACATTCCGAAACTGGCCAAGGGCGGCATTGTCACCCAGCCAACGCTTGCGCTGATCGGTGAGGCTGGCCCCGAGGCCGTCATCCCGCTCAACGGCCGGAACGCCGGCATGGGCATGAACATCACGGTCAACGCCGGTTTGGTGTCCAGCCCCGAGCAGGTGGGCCAGCAGATCATTGAGGCCATCCAGAGGGCACAGCGGCGTTCGGGCCCGGTGTTCGCGCCGGCATGAGTGCGCCCGTCATAGAAGTGCAGATGGGTTTTGAAACCACCACTGGTTTCGGAAACCCGTTTCAGCTGGACAATGACACCTACGGCCTGCTCAACACTGGCACGCTTGGCGGCATCCAGTTTGTCGACGTCACCAGTATGGTGCAGAGCATCACGATAACCAGGGGGCGGAACCGGGAGCTCGAGCAGTTCAACGCCGGCACCGCCAGCATCGTTTTCTATGACCCCACGCGGATTTTTGACCCGCTCAACACGGCATCCCCGTATTACCCGTTCGTGGGACCGCGTAACCCAGTCAGCGTCTACGCCAACGGCATCGAAATCTATTGCGGGTTCGTCGGTGACTGGAACATCGACTACGGCAAGACCGACAACGCCAGCATCATCACCGCCAGCTGCGCCGACGCCTTCACCATTCTGGCCAATCAGAACATGAACGCCTGGACACCATCAGAGCAAGCAAGTGGTGCCCGCGTGAATGCCGTTCTGGATCGGCCCGAGGTCATCTATCAGGGCGGCCGTTCAATCGACACGGGATCATCGACGCTTGGCGCGTATGCAGTCAGTGAGGGCCAAAACGTCTTGCAGTACCTGCAGACCGTCATGGCTTCCGAGCAGGGCTATCTGTTCATCGCCGGCGACGGAACGTTGACATTCCGAGGCAGATCAACGGCTCTCAACCCCAGCGCAACCGTCGAGTTCAGCGATGACGGCAGTGGCGTGCGCTACATGCAGATGGCCAACAGCTACGGCGACGAGCTGCTCTACAACTACATCGCACTGGACTCGCCCGCCGGCAGCCCACAAACCGCTTCCGATGCAACATCCATTGCGCTGTACCAGGCGCAGCAGTTTTCAAAACTTGATCTGCTGAACAGCACCACAGCCGAACTATCCAGCATGGCGAACTACCTGTTGGGTCGGTACAAGGATCCCGTGGTGCGCTTCACAGGCCTAGAAACACAGTTGGCGGCGCTTGGCACGACCGACCAGGACGCCTGTTTGTCTGTAGATCTAACCGACATTGTCAGCGTCACTAAAGGCTTCGGCGCGGGCACGCCATCAAGCGTGACACAAACGCTAATCACTAGCGGCGTCAGCCATGAGATTCGCCCAGGTAGCCATGTCGTCCGGTACACCTTCGAAAGTACCGATCAGAACAACTACCTGACTCTGGACAACGCCATCTTTGGCACGCTTGATAACAACCTTTTGGCTTTCTAAGGGGAACCATGGCCAAGACCTATAACACCATTTCGACGTTCACTAGTGGCCAGATTCTGACCGCCACACAGATGAACGGCATTGGTACGAACGTCAACAACTATCGCGTTCCTCCAATCTGTCGCGTCAAGCGCAGCGGCAATCTCAATTACACCGGCGGCACGGACATAGCATGGAACGCCGAGGACTACGACACCGACTCCATGCACGACAACAGCACTAACAACGCTCGCATCACCGTGACAACGGCAGGCGTCTACTTGCTTACGATGTCGATCAACTTGACGTTTACCGGAACGCTCACGCGATGCTCGCCGTTTTTCATGATCGACGGTACGACGTTCACCGGCGAAACCCAGTACCTCATGAGCGCGACGACGGCCTATTACGTCCATCACACAAGCCAGCTCGTCCTGACGAGCAGCAACTACGTGACGGCGCGCATGACCATCGGTGGAGCGACAAGCCCGATCATTGTCGATGATGCTTCAACATGGCTGCAAGCAACTTGGCTTGGTCAGGTGTCTTGATGACTCAAGACGACGCACACAGCATCCGTCAGGACATTCGTGAGCTGCGCGAGGCTGTGGCGTCCGTCGAGGCATTGCAGCGCGAGGCCAACAAGCGCCTGGGCAAGCTTGAGGGGCGAGTGTTCGAGGTTGAGATTTGGAAGGCCCGGTTGCAGGGCGCAGCTGCAACGTCGCGGGTGGTCTGGCTGCTGGCCGGCGGCGCTGTCACCGGGCTGATCATCGAAATTATCCGAAACACCTAGGGGAGCCATGAGCATCAGCAACGGCCAGATGACGCTGCGAAAGGCACTGTCTTACCTCGGAAGCATGGAAGGCCCGCCCAACCGCTCGGGCGATCCCATCGTTGACGAGTGCCAGGCGCTTTACGGCTTGCAGGGCGTGCCTTGGTGCGCGTGCTTCGTGGGCTACTGCATCGCCAACAGTGAGGCTGATGCCAAGTACAAGGCTGCCGCCAAGAGCGTGGTGCATCCATCTACGGCCGTCATGGTCGACAAGGCCCGCAAGAAGGGCTGGTACAGCGGCCACAGCAAGAACACCAAGCCCGGTGATCTGTTCATCATTGACGGCAAGCACGTCGGTTTCATCAACGCCATCAACAAGGATGGGACGTTTCAGACTTGCGAGGGCAACGCGGCCAATGGCGTGCGGTCCTACATTCGCAGCTGGTCCGATGGCTGGCAGGTGATCAGCTTTCCCGGCGTCGGCGCTCCCGGCCCGCAGGCCGTGGTTGACGGCTACGGATTCGACGACACCAGGGTGAAGCTTTACGGTGGCTGGCCGACTGCGAAGGCCCGCGACGGACAGATGGCCAAG